CGGAGGCGTTTCCACCCCCACAACATTCGCTTCTACATGTCTGGCGAGTATGGTCCGCTTAATTTGAGGCCTCACTATCACGCCTGTATCTTCGGTTATTCCTTTCTCTCTGATCGTATTCGGGCAGGTACTTCGGCCTCTGGTGCGGTTTACTTCGAATCCAACGAGCTAACTACGTTGTGGGGAATGGGCCGGGCTTCAGTCCAGGACCTAACAATCGAGACAGCAGGTTATTGCGCTCGATACATCATGAGTAAGGTGACCGGCGACCAGGCCGAGTCGCACTACGAATCAATCGACGCTGATGGCGTCGTCACCAGGCGCAAGCCGGAATACAACGCCATGAGTCTTCGACCTGGCATCGGCTCCGCCTGGTTCAAACAATATGGCCGCGACGTTTATCCCCACGACTTCGTGGTGGCCAACGGCATTACCAAGCGGCCTCCCAAGTTCTACGACAAGCTCAAGAAGCGGGTGGACCCGCTAGGTCTTGAGCCAATCACTCACGCCCGCGAGCTGCGCGGGCGAGCTGCATACGCGGACAACACGGATGAGCGCCGGCGCGTGCGGGAGACTGTCCACCTGGCGCGCATCCGAAACCAGAAGAGGGATCTATGAGCAAGCGTTGCGTTCTCGCGGTTTTCGATTCGGCTATCCAGGCCTTCGGTCAACCGATCTTCGTTCCCGCCATCGGCGCCGGCATCCGTTCGTTCTCCGACGAGACCAATCGGGCGGCTGCAGACAACCAGTTCTACGCTCACCCCGAGGACTTCGAGCTCCGCTACTTGGCGGACTTCGACGACGAGACGGGTGTCTTCTCCACGCCCCTTGAGGGCACTCGCGTGCTGGCACGCGGAAAGGACGTGAAGCAACCATGATGCATCGCAACAAGTCTGTCGACGTGCACCAGTTCGCCATGGTGCCGCGCGCTGAGATCCCGCGGGCTTCCTTCAACATCCAGAAGACCCACAAGACCACGTTTGATTCCGGGTACCTCATTCCGGTGCTGGTCGAGGAGGTCTTGCCGGGCGACACGTTCAACGTTCGGATGACGGCGTTCGCGCGCCTGGCGACTCCGATCTTCCCGGTGATGGACAACCTCCATCTGGACTCGTTCTTCTTCTTCGTGCCGAATCGCCTGGTCTGGTCGAACTGGGTCAAGTTCATGGGCGAGCAGAACAACCCAGGCGATTCGATTTCGTTCGTCATCCCCACGATGACGTCACCGGCCAGCGGGTACGCTGTCGGGTCGCTCGCTGACTACTTCGGCCTTCCCACGGTCGGTCAGGTGACCGGCGGCGCGACCTTCACGCACTCGGCTCTGCCGTTCCGCGCTTACTGGCGCATCTACAACGAGTGGTTTCGTGATGAAAACCTTCAATCCTCGGTGGCTGGCGGCCTGGCGACGGGCGACGGCCCCGATGCGACTTCGACCTTCGGTCTTCTACGGCGGGGCAAGCGACACGACTACTTCACTTCGTGTCTTCCGTGGCCTCAGAAGGGCGGCACTTCGGTGTCTATTCCCTTGGGCACTTCGGCTCCCATTAAGACGTCTGTGGCGGACCAGGTCACCGGCGTGGCCCCATCGACGTGGCGGTTCCGCGAGGCCGCCACCGGCAACCTCACGCCCGGAGCGGACCGTGCGCTGACGGTCAACACGGGCACGGGGCAGTACAGTTCCGGTGTCGTCGCGGCCGCTGGCCTCGGCATCTACCCGTCGAATCTCTATGCCGACCTCTCCGTCGCCACGGCGGCCACCATCAACCAGCTCCGCCAATCGTTCCAGATCCAGAAACTTCTGGAGCGTGATGCTCGCGGTGGTACTCGCTATACCGAAATTGTCCGGTCTCATTTTGGCGTTGTGTCTCCTGATGCTCGCCTTCAGCGACCCGAGTACCTTGGTGGTGGTTCTGCGCCTATTACTCTCAACCCGGTAGCTCAGACTTCGGGCACCGGGCAGACGGGTCAGACCACTCCGCTGGGCAACCTGGCAGCCATCGGAACGATGCTGGCTCACGGCCACGGGTTTACTCAGTCGTTCACGGAGCACGGCTACATCATCGGCATGGTCTCGGTTCGCGCTGACCTGACGTATCAGCAGGGCCTTCGGAAGATGTGGTCTCGGAGTACTCGGTATGACTTCTACTTCCCTGCGTTCGCGATGCTCGGTGAGCAGGCTGTCCTCAACAAGGAGATCTACTGCACCGGCACGGGCCTCGGTGATGATGGTGTTTTCGGGTATCAGGAGCGCTGGGCTGAGTACCGGTACTCGCCGTCGCAAGTTACCGGCCTTTTTCGGTCCACGTCGGCGGGTACCCTGGACGCTTGGCACCTTGCACAGAAGTTCACCACCACGCCTGCGCTCGGCACTACGTTCATTGAGGACAACCCGCCGTTGTCGCGGATCCTTGCTGTCGGCGCTGCGGCGAACGGTGCTCAGCTGATCTTCGACTCGTTCTTCGACATGAAGGTGGCGCGGCCGATGCCGCTCTACTCCGTGCCGGGTCTGATCGACCACTTCTGATGGGCATGTTCTCTTCCCTGGGTGGTCTCGTCGACATGTTTGGCGGCGGGGGTGTTGGCACTCTTGTCGGTAGCTTTCTCGACGGGGCGCAGGGGCGGTCGGACCAGGGCACCGCCAACCAGACCAACATCAACCTTGCCCGTGAGACCATGGGCTTCCAGAAGGAGATGAGCAACACCGCCTACCAACGGGCGGTCAAGGACATGCAAGCGGCCGGGTTGAATCCCATGCTTGCGTACGCACAAGGGGGGGCGTCCACCCCTTCCGGCTCGCTGGCCCACGTGGAGCCCAAAGCTCCCATCGGGTCCACGTCGGCACTTCAAGGTGCGCAGACTCAGCAGGCGCTCGAGCAGCGCCTGGCTACTCGGGCCGGTATCGACCAGACCATCGCGCTCACGCGCAAGGCGGAGTCGGAGACCATGTCCAACCAGGCCAACACGGCCGAGCAGCTCGCCCGCATCAAGAACCTGGAGGATTCGTCCAAGAAGATGCGGACCGACGCTGACAACACTCAGCAAGCCATCCTCGGCACCATTGCCGATTCCGCGACCAAGCACGCGGTTTTTCAGGCCATGAATAAGGGGGGGGGTTTCTCCGCCGATGTGGCTCGGCGGGTTTCCGAATCCAAGATCGCCCACATGGAAGCTGCAAAGCAATCCATTACGAAGGGCGGCTACGACTATATCGACCGGGTCCTTCGTGGTCCTGTCGAGAGTTCCGCAGGCGGCGCCTGGCGTTGGCTCCAAGATCTGGATTCCAAGGCCAAGCGCAAATTTCGCAACGAACCCGAAGGGGGTTGGTAACCATGAAAGCACCTTTTCTCCGCGCGCCCGGCAACTACGATCCGGACGAAGCATCCGACCAGGCTGGCCTGGCCATCGACCAGGCCGAGTCGAGGACTCAGCAGCAATTCAAGGAGGAATGCGACATCAACACCATCGTCGAGCGCTTCGGCCTCGGCTACGACCTTCCGGAGACCGTTGGTCTTCCGGTCACGGGCGACTTCACGCAAGTCGTCGACTTCAAGACGGCGCAAGACATCGTCACGGCGGCACAGACCGCCTTCAACGAGCTGCCTGGCGCTCTGCGCGCTCGTTTCGCTAACAGCCCGCAGCGGCTGTACGAGTTCATGAATGACTCGTCCAACCTGGCGGAGGCACGCGAGCTCGGGCTGGTCAATCCGGCTCCACCGGAGCCACCGGCTCCACCGGCTCCTCCTCCGCCTTCCGTCAAGACGGAAACTTAACTGCCCGTGCAGGGCAGCGACGGCCCCTAGGGGCCGTTTTTTTTCGGGGTTAAAGGGGTACCTACCCCTACGGGCCTTCGAAGGCCTAGGAGCCTTCTGGCGACGTCGGAACAGTTCTATAACTCGTACTGAACTGTTCCCAGTGACACTATTCAGTGTCACAATGGATCCGCGGGGCCTTCCCGCGGGTCCTACAAGAGGTGGCTATGGCTCATCGTCGTTTCGTCAACAAGCACAAGTCTGCCAAGACGTTCAAGAAGAACGTCAGCAAGACCAAGGGCGTCAACCTGCGCGCTGCTCCCATGCGCGGCGGGATCCGCCTGTGACGTGCTATCGCCCCCTTCAAGGTTTTCGGACTACGGAGGGGGTGGTTTTCTCGGAGCGCAGTCGTCATGATCACATTGGCTCGATCGAGATTCCGTGCGGTCAATGCTCCGGCTGCCGCGCTCGTCGAGCGTCAGACTGGGCGCTCCGCTGCATGCACGAGGCCCAGACTTCTGGGCCGAGCTGCTTCATCACTCTCACCTACGACGATTCGCACCTTCCTGCCGATGGCAGCCTGGTGCATCGGCACTTCCAACTCTTCATGAAACGCCTACGGAGGCGTTTCCACCCCCACAACATTCGCTTCTACATGTCTGGCGAGTATGGTCCGCTTAATTTGAGGCCTCACTATCACGCCTGTATCTTCG